CCGTACTTGAGCATCTGCAGAATCGACTGCCGCTCGTCCTCGCGGTAGCCCATCTCCTGCACCATGCGCTGAATGCGGCTGGTGATGATCTCGCAGCGCAGGCGGTTCTGCGTGGTCATCGACACCGGCTCGTACTTGTAGAGCGGGTAGATGTCCCGGTCGGTGAACAGCTTGGCCCACCTCATCTTGGTGTACGCCTGCACCAGCGGCACGAAGATGTGGAAGAAGGTGGGCAGGTCCAGCTTCATGATGGGCTTGCCATCCTTGCCGCAGGCCGCTGTCCCGTCCTTGTTGCACATCGGAACCAGCATGTTCGTGAGGCGATTGGCCATGCCCCACGTCTTCATGGCGTCCAGAGCCTTCTCACCCGAGACGCCGCTGGAGAGCAGACCCTCCACCAGCGTGTAGGTGATCTGCCGCTGCGACACGTCGTACGCCTGATCGATGGCGTACCAGAGTCGAGCATCGTCGAGGTTGCGACGGATACCCTCGTCGATGCGCGAAGAGTTCAGGTCGATCAGCGCCTTGATCTTGTCGCTGGGCACCTCGGCGGTGAACTTCGCCTTGAGCTTTTCGGGCGTAGCACCGCGCTTTTTGAGCAGTTCGAGATCGACCATGTTGGGTTACTTCTTCTTGGGGCCACCGATCATGATGAGGATGCCCATGCCCTTCTTGCCCTTCTTCATGGGCTTGGCGTCAGACATCTCTTCGGAATCCTCGTCGGAGTCAGAGTCGCTGTAATCGCTCTCCATGTCACCTCCTTCCTCCATGTCCTCGCACTTCTCTACATCGGAGATCTCGGCGACGATTTCGGAGTCGGTCTTGGACTTGATCTTCAGCGTGGCGTAGACCTCGACCGTTTCACCGGCTTCGGCGTTGGCAACGGCCTCGTCAACATCGGCAATCGGTAGGGTTACTTCGCTCATATTTCGCAACTTTCGGTGGAGCATTCGCCCCACCCATGCAGAATGACAATCGAAAGTCGCATCGACCTCTATGCATGACGCTCAAGGCCGGTGGCTACCCGATTTGTCCCCCAAGGGGTTCGCGGTGTTCAACAGTTACACTCGCTATCTGATGGTTGACGGCCCCCGGAAAGCTGGGAAGTCGCTGGCCATTGCCAATCGCGTTGCTCGCCATCTATTTGAAAACAACAACGCAATAGTCGGCATCATCACCAAGACGCTCAAGAACGGTAAGGTGGGCGTCTGGGCGGATCTGACCAGCACCATCCTGCCTATGTGGATGGAGGCCAAGATCGGCATGAAGTGGGTCAAGGAGCCCACGATGGATGTGGCGACCAAGATGTCCTATGCCCGAATCCGCAACGCCTATGGAGGGACCAGCGAAGTCCAGCTGCACTCACTTGAAAACGTCTGGGAAGTCGAAGCCAAGTTCAAAGGAACCCGATTCTCGCTCCTGTGGATCTCGGAGGCTGATCAGTTCGAGGACCGAATCGTCTTTGACGCTCTCTCAGATCAGCTGCGCGTCGTTGGCATTCCCTACGAGAACCATCAGTTGATCGCCGACTTGAACCCGCCGGAGTCCGGCATCGAGCACTGGCTGGCCAAGACGTGGTTCCCAAAGCTGCAGGACGGCCCTCAGCGCGACGAGTCCTACGACCGCATCAACTTCACCCTCGAGGACAACCCGTTTCTCGATCCCCGCGAGAAGAATGATCTCGTCACCAAGTACTCCTACGACAAGCAGCTGTACGCCCGGTACGTCATGGGTGAATGGGTCGAAGACGTTAGCGAAGGTCACTTCGCTGATGTCTTTGTCCCATCGACCCACATCGTGGGTAACGTCTCCAGCCCCAAGGAGGAGGACCACGAGATCATTGTCCCCGGCAAGAACTGCATCGAGCTCTTCAGTGGCTGGGACTTGGGTGACGTGAACCACGCCTGCGCCATAGCCGCCAAGCGCACCGACGCCAACGGCAACAGCGTCTTCGACGTGATCGACGAGGCGGTGATCATCGACCGCAAGATCTCGATCGCCGACTTCACCGAGACCGTGCTGGAGAAGATGCAGTGGTGGGAGGACTACATGAAGAAGGAGCACGGCACGGAGCGAATCCTCTGGCGTCACTGGTCCGACAATAGCGCGTGGCGTTATAGGGCGGCATCCGACGTGTACGACGAGCTCGTGGTTCGTCAGGTCTCCAACGGCAAGATCGTCCTCCACGCGGTCACCAAGGGCTCTGGCAGCGTCAAGCAGCGCATCGGCCTGCTCAAGAAGCTGCTCTTCGAGAGGCGCGTCTACATCTCCGCCCAGATGGTGAACGTCATCAAGATGATCCGAGAGATGAAGCCGGGGCCGAACCGGGCTGAGCCGATCCGTGACGGCGACAAGAACAAGCACATCTTCGACGCGCTGACCTACATGCTGATCAGCGAGACCCCCATGGATGTAGAACGACGAGCCATTACAACCTCAACTAAGAAGCCGACCGTAGTGTTCACTCAATGAAACAGAAGCTGACTTACCGTGCTGATCGTGACACAGAGCTCTGGGTGGTGGTGGGTGTTGAGTGGGAGATCCCAATCAGGTGTCGCTACTGCGACTACAACGGCGTCGAGTACATCCACGCACTGCCAGCCGTGCCGATCGGGTTCGCCCAGTCAGCTGCTCTGGAGGGCGTGATGGGTAGCCTTGGCAGCGAGATCGAGTCTGTGAAGTCCGGGTGGGCGGTTCCTGCCGAGAACCTCAAGTCACGCTGTAGGAAGGCCGAGGGAATCACGCCGGAGTTCTACTTCAGGTGGCCCGGTGCCACTGCGGCATCTGTCGCCAGCAGTGAGACCGAGGTGAAGGCCAAGGAGAAGCGGCCCAAGGTGGACTGCTCCACATTCCTCAAGCAGGTGGCTCAGGCTTCTGGGATCGATGAGTCCGTCCTGACGCTCTCGTGGATCGCGATCACCCAGCAGATCCCATCGTGGCTGCTGTCCGGCAATTCGATCGACCTCGGGTTCATTCGGTTGGTCGCCGTGCCCTACCGCAAGAACTGGAAGGAGATCCTGCTGGCGAGGTACCCGACGCTCAAGAAGGCGCTGATGATTCGCGAGCCCAAGCGCCTGCTCTCAATGGCGTTCACCGCAGCCTCTCGGATGATTCGGATGTCCGAGTTGACCGAGAGCCATGAGCGCCGTGGGCGCACCGTGTTCTCGTGGACGGTTGAGGTGCTGCACGACTCCAGCTGGGAAAAGACCTGCGACCAAGTAGAAGGTGAGGCGGCGGCACGCCTTGGCCCGTTGGCGTACGTGAAGCGATGGGCCAACCGGGTGTCGCACATTGAAGAGAGCATCTATGAGATCCTCACTGAACAAGTTGAGAAAGAGACTGCGCCGACTTGCCGAGTACTCTGGCGTCGTGGTCAGCGGGGCATGCAATTTGTTCAAGCATCTCCCACTCTCATTGGCTCTGCCCAGATTGTGGAGTGCGACGACGGCGGCTGTTCGAGCGTTGACGATTTCCTCGGCATCGAGGACTCCTCCGCGTATCTGGAGGACAAGGCTTCGCGCCTGCTCCAAATGTCCGCTGTTCAACCCCAAGATGAAGACGTGCGGGTACCACGGGGAGATCATGTATCGGTCCAGCCAAACGATGGGGTGTTGGTGCTACCTCCCTCTTGCAGCCAAGCTGCCGGAGAAGCAGTGCTGGATCGCGGCGATGGGGGCCAAGGGTAACTGGATTCAATGACACCTATTCCAACAGACGAAAGCGTAGGTACTTCCTCGCAGGTGCAGACGGTTGGCAGCAAGCCCTCGATCTCGATGGCGGTTGCCGAGAAGGCTGCTCGTGACGCCGGTTTCAACATCATCGACGCCAAGCAGCTGAAGGCCGCTGGCATCTTCGGTGAGTTCGTCTCTCAGGTTGGGGCCATTCACCTCGGTCGCTCTCGACTCGCCATGAACCTCGCCCGTACGGACAAGGCGATGGACTTCTGCGAGAAGGCGATCGAGCACGGTGCCTTCGATGACGCTGACGCCATGGTCGGTGTGATGAAGGTCCACGCTTCCCTGATCGGCGAATCGAACAAGGCGGCTGAGCTTCTGATCAAGTCGGCCCAGCAGGCTGCTGAGACCGCCAAGGCAGAGGCATCAGTGCAGTTGCCCGGTTTCGCGCCCCGTGCTCAAGTCGGGCTCACGCAAGTCAA